ACAAGAAAAAGAGATATCACAAGATATTGCTATCATAGAGATAGATGAAAAGGCGATAGAGATTTATGGTCAATGGCCTTGGAAGAGAGATGTATTAGCAAACCTGATAGAAGAATTGAGAGCCGCAGAGGTAGGTGTTATTGTGTTACCTATTTTATTCGCAGAAAATGATAGATTAGGTGGTGATGAAGCATTAGCAAAAGCATTGAAAGATAATTTTGTTGTTGTTGCACAAACAGGAACAAATCAGACAAGTAAAAACGGAGTACCTAGAGGAGTTGCAAAGATAGGTAATCCATTAGATTGGTTATTTTCATGGAAAGGCATGGTAGGGCCGATAGAATCAATAGGTCAAAATGCTGCTGGTGTGGGTACAACAAACATATCTCAAGAGATAGATGGTGTCGTAAGAAGAATGCCGTTAATTATGAAGATAGGTGATGATGTATATCCTTCACTTGCAATAGAAGTTATTAGAGTTGCAATAGGTGAGTCTAGTTATCAAGTGAAAGCTGGTGACGGAGGTATTATTGCTATGAGAGTACCTGGTTTTGCAACAATTAAAACAGACGCAAATGCTAGAATATGGTTGACTTGGAATAAAGAATATAAAACCATATCATTAGCAGAGGCAGGTCCTGGTGCATTTGAAGAATTAAAAGGTAAGACAGTAATAATTGCCACAACGGCAGAAGGACTAGGTGGCATAATCGCAACACCGACAGGTGCCAACTACGACTATATTGCAGTTGCTTCTACCTTACAAACAGTAATAGATGGTATAAATGTAACTAGAATTGATATATCATTTCTTTTAGAATTAGTGCTTGCATTTATAATAGGATGTGTTATAATACTCGCTGCTAATTACTTCTCATATATGACTTTAGGCTTGACATTTGTAGGATTATATGTTATATTATTATATTCAACATACTATCTATTCAGTCAACATCTTATATTGGCAGATGTAAGTTGGGCAATTATTTGCTTGACAATTGTAGGATTTCATAGTACATTTAATCGTTTTATTAAAGAGTTTAAACTTAAACAACAAATACGAAAACAGTTTGAGAAGTACCTAGACCCTAGACAAGTAGAAATACTTGTAAAAGACCCAAGTAAATTAAAACTTGGTGGTGTAAGAAAAGAGATGAGTTTCTTGTTTATGGACATTGTAGGGTTTACACCTATTTCAGAATATTATAAAAACAAAGATGATCCTGAAGGTTTAGTAGAAGTTATTAATGATTATTTAAATCGTATGAGTAAAATAGTATTGCAGAATGGTGGTACAATTGATAAGTACATGGGTGATTGTATTATGGCGTTCTGGAATGCACCACTTGATTGTCCTAATCATGCAGAAATGGCAGTCAAAACTGCTATTGAGTGTGCTGAAGAAACAGATAAGATAAAAACAGAGTTTAAAGAAAAAGGACTACCAGATATCAATATTGGTTCAGGTGTCAATACGGGGACTTGTATTGTAGGTAATATGGGTAGTGAGATGAGACTAGACTATTCTGTTATAGGAGACGCAGTTAATTTGGCTGCAAGACTAGAAGCAACAACAAGAAACTATAAAGATGAGAATGGTAAAGTTACACCCCTATTATATTCATCATTTACACAAGAAAAACTAGATAATATCAAGTCAGTAGAAGTAGATAAAATCAAAGTTAAAGGTAAGGAAGAGTTAATTACCATCTATAAACCTATATAAATAGTAGTATGGCAACTGTATTCGATAAAATACTAGACACTACAACAGGTCCTAAATCATATGACTGGTACAGAAAAAAAGTATCATCAATGACTTCACCTGGTGCAAGAGGTTTAATTAATCAAGGAAAAGCAACTGTGGCACCTAAATATGGTATGATGAATCTTTTTGGTTATGACCCTAAATTTAAAGAGACATTACCATACTATGATAGATTTCCTTTGATATTTCCTATAGACTTTGCAAAGGGTGGATTCTATGGTATCAATTTTCACTATTTACAACCAGGTGCTAGAGTAAACTTTCTAAGACAACTATCACAATATGCAAGTGATAATAATTATGATAAAAAAACAAGATACAATATCGGTGAGTTATCGGGCAGATATTACAAGAAAACAATTAAACATTATTTGTATAGTCAAGTTAGGTCATCATTTTTAAACATAACAGCAGATGAAATGGCAATTGCAATATTTTTACCAGTCGCAAGATTTAAGAAAGGAAAACCTTACTAATGGCTATTTTTAGAGCAGGTAAACGAATAGGTCCTTTTGACATAAGAGTAGGATTTCCTAGAGATAAAAGTCTTGAGAATGTTGATAAAGACCCTAGAATTAAACAAAGAGCAAATACAGAAAATACTATTGGTCGTTTTAGAGCTGCAATGGCAAGAGCAGAGGGTTATGCTAGACCAGCAAGATTTGCTATCAAGTTATTTTTCCCATCAAGTTTAGCTGAATTAGCAGGACAAAAAACAAATGCAACAACAGCACCTGGTCAATCAGGTGGTGCACAGGCAGTTCATCCTGACTCTGCTACTATGCAAAATTTAGTGGTAATGATGGGACGACAATTAAATATTCATTGTGATACTATATCTATGCCAGGTAAAGATTTAGTTACACAAAAGAAATCATTTGGTAACGAACCAGAAGTTGATATGGTTGTTGGTCATCAATATTCAGGTATGATAAGTGCTTCTTTCTATGGAGACAAATATTTAAGAGAAAGACAAGTTATGGAGTTGTGGATGAAAATGGCTCATAATAATTTAACAAATGAAGCAAAATATTATGATGACTATACAGGTAAAATGCAAATTTATCAACTAGGTTCATTAGATGGAGAAGGCGATAGAGATGTTCCAACTTACGGTATTGAAGCAACAGAGGTTTTTCCTCAAACACTAAGTGCTGTAGAATATAATTATGGTTCATCAAATCAATTAGTAAAGATTAATGTAGGATTTGCATATAAACAATGGTACAATCTTACAACTGACCATGTTGCAGGAATGACTTATGGTAATTCTATGCAAACAATTCACGAACAAAGAAGTCCAGATACAGGATTATTCGGTAGATTACCTATCGAGTTACAAAGAGCAGGAAGAGAAGTATTTAATTCTGCTAAACGACAGGTTCCGATAGGAAAACTGTTTAAGGGGAAACTATTCCCACCATTTACATAATTTTATATTATAAAGGAGACTAAATTATGGCATTACCAAAACTGAATACTCCAACATATGAGTTGGAAGTACCGAGTACTGACGAGAAAATAAAATATCGTCCGTTCTTGGTCAAAGAAGAAAAGATATTGTTGATGGCAATGGAAAGCAAAGATAATGCTCAAATTATCAATGCAGTAAAAGATATTGTCTCATCATGCACATTTGAAAAACTAAATGTAGCTACCATGCCTATGTTTGACATGGAATATATCTTTTTAAATATAAGAGCAAAGTCAGTCGGCGAGGTTTCTAAAATAAAGATACTTTGTCCTGATGATAAAAAAACTTATGCTAGTGTTGAATTAGATTTAACAAAAGTAGAAGTACAGGTCGGAGATGACCACTCAAATAAAATTGAATTAACTGATGATATGGGAATCATTATGACATACCCAACTATTGATTCATTTTTAGAAAGTGGTATTGAAACGGTAAACGCTAGTAATATGTTAGATGTTGTTGGTAGCTGTGTATTACAGATATACGAAGAAAAAGGTGAAAAAGTTTATCATGCCAAAGACCAAACTAAAAAAGAGTTGACTGAATTTATTGAATCAATGAATAGTGGTCAATTCAAAAAATTACAGTCGTTTTTTGATACTATGCCTAAATTAACACATACAATTCAGGTAAAGAATCCTAAAACAAAAAAGACTAGTGATGTTAAGTTGACTGGACTAAACGATTTTTTCGCATAGCCCTTTCACACAATAACCTAGAGAATTATTTTGGAATTAATTTTTCTCTAATGCAACATCATAAATACTCTTTGACAGAGATTGAAAATATGATGCCGTGGGAAAGGGACATATATGTTGATATGTTAATTACATGGATAAAAGAAGAAAACGAAAAACAAAAACAAAGGGAAGCAAATAAAAATGGCTGAACAAACTAAAAAAGTAAATTTAGAGTTAGAGATAGACACATCTACTGTTGATTCTAGTAAGAATAGATATCAAGGTTTAATTGACCTTGCAAGAGCAGTTGACGCATGGAGAATATTTCCTAGATTATTCTTATCAGTCTATATCTTTTTGTTATACAAAGTAACAATATGGTTTATGAATTTACCAACACCGACCTTTGAACAGTCTGGTTTAGTATCAATCGTAGTTGGTGCTGGGGCAGCATGGTTTGGGTTATATGCAGGAACAAGCAAAGGCAAAAAGTAAATGTTTAATAACGCTTTAACAACAGGAACTATGAGTACAGAGGTGTTAGCATTACCTGATTATAGCGGTATGCAAACATTACCAGCTGAAATTCCTACAGCAGATATAGCACCTGAGCAAATGAGTCCTATGGATTCATTAAAGGCAATCTTTGAAGAAATGAGAGATAGTCTTAATACATTAGTAGATTTAGCACAAAATCAACAACCAACTGCTGCTGATATAAGAGATGAAGGTATTTCAGACGCAGATGTTACACCAGATCCTGGTTCAGATACAGATAGTCAAGGTAATTCGGGTTTCCCTGCTCTTGAAATGCCAGAAGTAGGACCTAAAATGGGTTTAGCACTTATGTTGTTAGGTCTATCGGCTTTATTTGCATATGGTGATGAAATAGCAAAAGCAATAGAACCTGTTTTAGAAATGGGTGCTAAAGTTGTAGAGAAACTAGGTGTTAAAGGAACATTATTTGCAGGATTAGGTTTACTTGGAGCTATCAAGTTTGGTGGACCACTATTGAAATTATTAGGTAAAGGTGCAGGAACTATAAAAGGTGCATTTGGATTATTAAAGACTGGTTTTACAACCATGAAGGACGCTGTTACATCAATGCCTGGTTTAATAAAAGGCGCATATTCAAAAGGTAAAGAACTTTTAGGTGGTGCATTTGGTAAATTAAAAGAAGGGTTTAATACTTTAAAAGGTTTCATAACTGATAAAATGATACCTGGTATAAAAAATGCTGCAGGTAAAGGTAAAGATGGAATTATGTTTGTAGTGAAAAAAATAAAAGGCGCTTTCATGGCATTAAGATTGTTTATGTTAGACACTATGATACCTGCTATTAAGAATGCTGCTGGAGGTATAGGTGGTAAGTTAATGAAAGCAGTAGGTTTATTAGCAGCGGCGTTTACTGCTCTAAAAACATTTTTACTTACGACAATGATACCAGCAATTGCTGCTATAGCAGCACCGATTGCAATTCCTCTTGCTTTAGTGGTAGCTGGGGTTGCGGCCGCAGTAGCAATATTTTATGCAATCAAAGATGGTATACAAGCATTCAAAGACTCACTTGCTGAAGGTGATAGTATGTTGGTTGCAATCATAGAGGGTGTATCAACAGCATTATTAACTCTAGTAACATTACCGATTACACTAATTAAAAACTTTGTTGCT